AAACATGAGACATTAGAGGGATGACTCGCACAACTCGTCCGTTGCGCGCTTCCCAAAGGCTGGTAGAAAACCCCAGCCTGAGACATTAGAGGGATGACTCTGCACAAAGCAGCTTCCCCCGCCCTTATACGTGGGCGGAAACGAAGACTACACCTTAGGAGAATGGACCTTAGCATGACTAACTGGGGTCTGGTACACAAAGTCGCTAGGCACAGAGGGGAGGCCAACAGGATAGTTGATGATAAAGGCATGAACTGCCTCACGGCCTACCTCCACCTCTCGCACATACTTCTTATAGTAATCAGCACAATCAGGATGTAAGATACCAATCAGGGACCCTGGAATGGGACAAACGGTTGTCTGTAAAGAAAACCACCGCTCGATATCCAGTTGTTGGTCAATGGTAAAGTTGAACTTCTTGGCCATGAGGAGTCGCGTCTTCAACCCGATTTCTCTGGGTAACGGACTTGATCTCAAGGCATCAAGGATCTGGCTCCTTTCCCACATCGAAGTGCACATCTTATCTCGAACAAACTCGTATACGGCCTCTTTGTCATGCTTAACAACAGAGAGAATCCACATAGCGAGCGGTTGGAGGACGGGCGCTCCGGGGTACTGGGCTAAATATGAATAGGCTTTCGCAACCAGCAACATATCCAACTTAGATTGACGAGCAAATAAATACTCACGGGTTGTCCACCCGAAGGTCGTGATGCACTCACGGGGGTCCGTAATGTTGGCCAACTCGACTGGGTCGAAAATTAGGCCGCAAAAACTTGCCTCCTCGAGAGTGTCAAAAATCTCAAGCTTTATGGTAAAGCCGAGAACACTGTAGTCTTCCGGTTTTGGGTAAGAATGTGAGACAACGAATAGGCCGTCGTCGCCCTCGAACACTCCCCGCATCCACTCGTTTTTACAGACAACCAAACATACATACTCTTGCAAGAAGTAGTTTGACAGGCCGTTAGCGAGTGAAGTGTTCATCTCGCCTGACATACGCCGAGCCAGGCAGCAGATCGCATAATGCTTGTTCTCGATGAACTGCACGTTATAAAGCCGGCAGAGCAATCGAAAATAATAATCAGGCAATAGCGATAGGAAGTGGCGGTAAACTGGAAACTCCACCGATTCCATAATCTCCTTCCTAAAAGAAGCCTCAAAGGAAGAAAAATCTGCAGTAGCTGCTCTACGCACTTCTCCAAGACGATCTCGGATATAGCGCGGCCTCGCAGCAATTGGAATGTGCTTAATAAACGTAGGATCAGAAAAGACCGTATCTTCCATTGATGAGAAGATAGGCCCCAACAAAACTTTCCAGTCGTCTTCAGCAGCATTAATTGGCCTAGGATACTTATATTCAGGATAAGGTTCATCCTTCATATGTTCCTTTACCTTGCGTGGGAAGTACTCCATCGGGAAGACATCAGGCTGCACGAGTTTCGCGTGAAGCTTGATCAATTCGTCTTTCCGTTTTCGCGGGTACGGTCGCTCCTCAATCCAAACCTCAAAGGGCTTAATCGACTGAAGAACGGGCCATTTCTCAACCACACGCTCGGTCACATAATTGCTCAATTTAGAAAGAGGCCCATTCGGTTGAGCTGCCGAATTGTGAGCCCAAAAATCATCGGGAGGAGGTGCCAGGAATCGCTTCATGGCCCCAGCCAGCAAGGACACACTGTCACTAAGGTCAGGTTTAGGTAACGCAACTCCAGTCACATGGCAACCAAGAGAGACACTCACAGGGGGAGAACGCATTGTATTATACAAGCGGAATCCCGAGATCTTAATGTCTTTCGTTGGCTTCCAGTCAAAAGGAGGCAGTGGTGCGCTACCATAACGATAACCATAAGCGACTGTGCGCCTTGGGGCGAGGCCTAGAAGTTTGCCGGAATGCGAGCGCCTTTTTGAACAGCGCGCAGACCAGCCTGTCGAAAAGCAGCGTATTCAACAGTTCCCGACACAATCTCCGTCAGGGCATCATCATGTCTGTCAACATTGATGTGCGTGGCCGACTGCAGGTACGCAGTCATGGCCGTCTTCACCGCCTTGGCCCCCAAGGAGGTGGAAAAGATCCGCGTTGAATTAGCACTCCGGATAGAGGCCACATCAACGGCAAAGGGCTGACCAACCATTGTAGTCAAATCCGAGTGAGGATGCTTCCTCGGATTGAATGGTATGATCGCAGTACGCCACCCCTTCAGCCACCGAGTCAGAACTAGGACAATGAGCACAGATGTGCACCCAAATTTGTATAACGAAGAATTCAGAGGGGTCTCTGCATACGACGAAATTTCAGTCCAGCCCAAGTCCGACCAGTGCTGTTGGCGATAGAGGGGTAACCAACCTTTCTCTCTCGCTACACGAAGTGACCTTTCAAGGCAATCAGAGTACTCAAGAGGACTCGACGGCACACCACCCGCATTCAGGGAACAGTACGACACTAGATTTGACTCATATGACGATCTATAACCAAAAGGCCAGCAGATGATGACAATAGACGTGAACAGCAAACAAGCAATAAACGCCAATGACATGAAAGTAAATGCCTCATAAACATCACGCCGCTTGTAAGGCAGGTAGCGGATGTTGATGAGATGCTCGAAATAGCCAATCTGAGGCTGCTGTTTTACGGGACCGAATTGAAGCACAGCAGGCCTAGCATCTAGATTGGTAATCGGTAATGTACGAAGCCCTCCAGACAGGCAACGTACAGTATGTAGATATGTGGGAGCCCTGTATGAAGCCCTCCAAGAGGCAGTGACAAGCATACAAACTCCGACAATGACAGCGGTCATGCCGCTCGAGAAGACGAACTCCACCCCCATGATGAAGAACGCCACTTGAAGCAGCCTGACAAACATTCGCAGCCACGAGGGCTGTCTCCAAAGCAACAACTCCCCCAGAGCGCAGAACAGCCTGGACATCGGAGATATTCTCAACGAACCATACGATAGGTCGGGAATCTCTTCGGTGAACTCGATCACAGGCGGGACTGGAGTTCCAGTGGACGGGGGAGGCGAAAAACCCGGGGTATTGCACCTAATAGCATTACTCACCTGGTGAAGGTGGTTCACAGTAGTAGGATACAGATCCTTCGGGAATCCTCGGTGTGTGCCATCAAAGAAGACGTCAGCCGTAGTCACCCCCGCAGGATAACCGGCCAACTTCCACAAATCAGAAGCTGCAGGAGTGTCGAGCCAAAAACACTCAGACACAGGTAGCATTCTCAAATTAATCCCGCCAATAGACAGCGAGACATGAGAAACAACAGCACGAAAGATTGGATTCGAATGTAAAGGGCAAATCACTTGGTAAGATGTAGTCTCAAACTCAAGCGACTCGGCTGCGGCTGCGTTGTTCAGCAAAGCGGTAGAAGGGACACCACCATGCTTACAACCAAGCCGCGGAACAACAAGTTCCCTGTCACCGGAACTTGAGCCGTCTGAGTCATTGTCAGATTCGTAGGGGGGGGGGGGCTCTGAATCTGAACCTGTGGGCCCTGAGGAACGGGCTGGCTCATCCACAACGCTGTTCGACTGTCCGTTAGGCCCAGGGGGAATCTCACCTTCCTTGAGGATCTTCTCCTTCAGGGAACGGTCGATTTCCGCCCTAGCCCTTGACCGATCAGCAACCGCGCGGGGCGTCATTCCGCGCTTCTTTTCCCGCAATCTCTCGGGACGTCCACTCTCTGGCTTAGGAGCATCACTCTTGCAATCCTTAGCTTTGTGGCCCGGCTGCCCGCAATGAAAGCAGACAGCCAACTTCTTGCCATCACCCGGGATATGGTAGCCCCTGGCGATCGCGAAGTTCCGCACCTGTTTGTTCACCTTCAGGCCACCTTCTACGGCCATCTTGAAGTGGAACCCGCAGCAGACCTTCATCTTGCCGCAAACAGCACACCCATCCTTCCCCTCACAGCCCACCGGCACCTTACGCTCAGGCAGGGTTTTACCCCTGGCTGGCGATTCCGACGAGCCACTCATGATCTCGGGACACCCGGAAATACACTCCAGGGTCCTTTGAAGACAGAAAAGAGGAAGAACACCAGGTAAACTGTCATCATCATGCTGACGTCCTGGTGGTCATAGTCCAGGCTGGCCTTGATAAAATCAAAGTCACCCGGCCCCCAATCAGACGCCCGGTACTGACAAACCTGACGCCAGTGGCCTTGCAATGCGCCTCCGACAAATCCACCGAACAAAAGCCAGCGAAGATGATGAACGCGGGAGAGCAAAGCCCAAGCTCCCGATGCCCAGATAAGAACAACCATCTGGACCAGGTGACCGGCAATGGTTCTTGCCTTGTCACCGTCCCGCACCAGCTCAACACAAGTGCCCTTGGAACCCGACTCTACCCAGCCAAGCGCCTCAGCCACCGGCATCAGCCGATCGAGACCCACCTCCAGAACGGGTGTGCAGCTGTATAGGACATATACAACTGCATAAGAACACACCGCGTTCCGTAGAACCCTATAAAGTAACCACACCATGCCCATCAACAGTGCGGTCACAGCCCCCCTAAGGCGAAAGAGGACCATTACGATTTTTCCAAGTAAATCGCTGAAAAACTGCTTGCTCATTTCTGAGTAGGACGCTGCAAGCACACGTCCGGGTGAACCGATCACTGGGGCCACGTCGCTGTCCAATGAACTGCTGTCATCTGCAACACCTCCTCCCGTTCCTTTAGAACCCACAGGGAGGTTCGGTGATGCTGAATTCATTCGCTGTTCGTGGCGACGGAGCTCAAGCAACCGATTGAAAATGTATCCAAACTTACGAGTAGAC